GCGGAAATTCACAAATAGTTCAGACATAAGGTTAATAGGAGGTGAAAAACAAACATGAAACATAGCTTCAAATATCTACAATATAAATATCAAACTCGTTGTCTTTGGTGCGGTGCTTATCACTCATCTGACTGGGTAGTTTGTCATCAATGCGCAACAAGGAGGAGAATTAAAAGAGGATACAATAGTTAATCTATTTAAACCTGGTATCCCTCCTCAGTTACAAATTAAAACAGTACCATATCTCTACACATACTATATATTGTGGTGCAGGTAACACATACTATATCTAGTAGCACTATATGTTGTATAACAATATGTACCTAGGACACTAGGTTTTAGTAGGGTAGGGTTCAATGTTGGGGTGCAACAACTTCGTTGTTTATCCCCTTAGAATATGCTGTTAAAGAGGTACAATATAGAGGGGTACTATATGTAGTATGTACTATATTAAAGGGTACTTTACAAGTAAGTATACTATTTGTGAGGGATTATCACTATATAAAACAGTAAAGGTAGGTACAGCTAACCCTGTGTCACTCCCTCCCAAAACCAGAATGAACTATGTAGTAACATTTAAATATGTGAAATAATAGCCTTTAACGCTAGTTACCATGGTCCTGCTAAACCACTTTATTGACTGTTATTGTCAGAAATCCTTTTCTAAAAGCAGGAAGGATGCCTTGCTTGTTTCTTTACTATACCATGCTTTGTTTTTAGTGGTAGTATTTATTATGGGGTTTTTGTTTAGTAAGAGTTTCCTCCTTTCGCTTACGCTTAATCACAGAAACCCCATACCTTTTACTTGCATAGTGGTAATGTATGCTATAATACATTACAAGAAAGGCAATATAAATCAATCCTTCTGGATTAATATATAGCCCTCCTTTCTTTGTTTGTATAGTACGAGCCTCACGCAAGTGAGGCTTTGCTATAGGTGGACATAAAATAACACTGGAAGATTTAACATTAATAATCCATATAATAACTATGGACAAAGTTACATATAAATATTGCAGGTTATGTCGTGCTATTGTTGCTGACACTATTGCTCATAAAAGAGTACATACAGGTTGTCGACACTCAGTAGATAAATGCCTATGTAATTAAAAATTTTTTTTCTCACTTACTTTGGGGGGACGACTATAGTACTTATACCTGGAGAATCCAGGTGGAGCTATGGGGATAGCTTCTATTTATAATAAGAAAGAAAAACTTTCATCTAAGAAAAAGTACTTGGTGTACAGTGTAAGAGAGGAATGTTTTTGTGGATTGTTATATTTTTCATAACAGTAATGGACGACTGTACGAACAGAACCTCGCTTCGGCGGGGTTTTGTGATATAGTTACACTATGAAATATAAAGTAAAAAAGAAAAAAGTATCTAAAGGTAAGAAAAAGAAAAAAGGTTACTAATGGCTACATACCAGGGCAAGTCGGTTAAATTAAATTCACCTTCCGCAATAGGTAAGGGTGAACCTGGGTATGGTCGAAAGAAATCTAAAGTGTATGTTAGTAAAGGTGGAAAAGTAGTTAAGGTAATGTTCGGTGACCCAAACATGGCTATAAGAAAAAACAATCCTGAAGCTCGTAAGAGTTTTAGAGCAAGACATAAATGCGATACTGCGACTGACAAAACCACAGCAAGGTATTGGTCTTGCAAGGCTTGGTAATGTATGGGAATAAACAGTGAACAACAATTATCTACTAACTTACCTAAGAAATATCAACTAGCACCTAAAGCTAATCAGAAATGTAGTAACTGTAGTTTCTATGAACCTGCAGGATACTGTACACTATGGAAAGCAACAGTGCAATCGTTTGCCTGGTGCGCTAAATGGAAAGGCATTGCAAATGGCTAAAAAAGTAAGTTGGCTGTATGGCGGTAAAAGATATTATGGGACTCTTATAAGAGAAACAAAGACTCATAAATTTGCTCGTACAGAAAATGGCAAAATTAAAAAAATTAAAAAATAATTGAGTATTACAATACCCTGTCCAAAGTGTGGAGAGGTATTACTACCTAAGGACGACATGAAGTGTAAGAATAAAGAATGTGATAAATATGACAGATAAAAAGTTTTGTTATGCTGCAGGTTGTCACAGACCTTTACCACCTAAAGCTAGAAAGTTTTGTTCTAAGCGTTGTTATAACAGAATTACACAACAGAAAAAAAGAGCTAAAGCTAAAGGTGTAGAGTGGACACAAGAAGAAGACCAGTTAGTTATACCTAGTCAAAAAAATGTACAACAACGAAGAGGTAAAGTTTATAACGATATTGTTGAATCAGGTTTAGGTGAAGAAATACTAAAAGGTAAAAACACAATGTCTGATGTTGCAAAGATACTTAAAACATCTGTTGCTGCAGTATCTATGGCATACAACGCATACATAGAAGATTTAGAAAATGAAGTAGCTAAAGATACTTGGGAAGTACCACAAGTAGCAGAGAAATCATTACAAGACTTTAGAGATTTTAGAGATAGGTATTTCCAAACAGAAAAAGGAGAACCATACGAAACTCCAGACTTTCACATCAAATGGATTAATTCTATTTTAGAAGCTATAGAAAAAGGTGAACAACAAATGATATTGTCACCGCCTCGACATGGTAAGACAGATTTGCTTATACACTTTGCAGTATGGATAATTTGTACTACACCTAACATTCGTATTTTATGGGTTGGTGGTAACGAAGAGATTGCTAAAAACGCAGTTAGTTCTGTACTTGACCAACTAGAAAGTAACGAATTACTTATAGAAGAGATATGTGGACCTGGACCAAAATTTAAACCTAGTAGTAGAACAGGTAAGTCTTGGTCACAAAGTGGTTTTACTGTAGGTACTAGAACAGTTACTGGAATTAAGAGTCCGACAATGGTTGGTCTTGGTAGAGGTGGTAAGATTCTATCTCGTGACTGTGACATAATTATTGCTGATGACATTGAGGACCACACATCTACAATGCAACCTGCATCAAGAGAAAACACAAGAAGTTGGTGGACAACAACATTGTCAAGTCGTAAAGAGGAACATACCGCTATGGTAGTTATTGGTTCACGACAACACTATGACGACTTGTACTCACATCTTTTAGAAAACGAATCTTGGAAAACTATTGTTTAGGAAGCACACGATACAGGATGTACCTTACCTGACTGGGAAGAAGATACACATCAAGACTGTATGTTGTGGTCAAGTAAAAGAACTTACAAATGGTTAATGGACCGAAAGCGTGGTGCAGAAACAACAGGTGGTCGTGCAATATACGAGATGGTATATCTTAATGTTGCTATGCCTGATGGACTCTCTTTGTTTGACAGAGTAGAGATAGAAGAATGTCGTGACCAAAAAAGAGATATTGGACACATACCACAAGGTACAAGACTTATAGCAGGACTTGACCCTGCATCTACAGGTTATCAAGCTGCATTTTTATGGGCTTATGATGCTGCAGAAAATAAATTACACATGGTAGATATGAACAACAGTTTAGGTGGCGGTATCCCACAAGCATTAGATATTATAAAAGAATGGTGGATGAAGTACAGCGTATCTCACTGGGTCATAGAAGAAAATGGTTTCCAAAAAGCTATACGACAAGATAAATCTATTAGAGAGTTTGCGTCTGGTCATGCAATATTTTTAGAGGGACATGAAACTTATAAGAACAAATTTGACCCTATGTATGGTGTTACAGCTATGCGTCCAATGTTCCAGGAACAAAAAATTTCTTTGCCATATCTTAGCTTTGAAGCGCAAGAGAAGGTAAACTTATATACAAGTCAGTTAGTATATTTTAGTTCTGCAAGGAACAAAAGTAAAAGCGTAGGTACTAAGACAGATATTGTTATGGCTAGTTGGTTTCCAATGAGAGCAATTAGGCGTATGCAAAAAGAAAGATTTGCAGAGTTAGGATATGATTATAATCCTAGTTTTTCTGGGTATGAACCTAGTAGTATAGATATAGATAATTGGAGATAAATGCCTTTAAATAGCGAACAATTAGCACAAAAAGTAGATTACTTACGAGCTATAAATCAAGAGGGAATGTTAGACAGGTCCAGGATTCGTGACATTATGAATGGTGGCGAAGCTGCGGTAAAAGCCTTACTTGGTGACAAGATGAATGTTGAATACAACCAATTACCTGCACCTAATTTATTTTTAACTGCATTAGAAAGATTTGCACAAAAACTAGGTAGAGCGCCAGATTTAAAAGTAGACATTACTAATGACAATGATTCACAGAGAGCTAAAAAGAAATCTGAAAAGATAGAACGCATTGTTACTTCATACGATAAATTTAATAAATTACATAAACAATTACCACAAGCATCCAGATGGTTACCAGGTTATGGTTTTGTTGTATGGACTATAACGCACAAAAGAGATAGAAATGGTAACCCATATCCATACGCAGAATTACAAGATTCCTTTAATTGTTATCCAGGTAACTTTGGTAATGACCAAGAACCAACAGAGTTAGCAATTATTAGACGAGTGCCTCATGTTGTACTTGCAGAACAATATCCTGAAGCTAAACCTTATATCTACGAGCAAAATAAAGAAGAACAAGAAAGTGCATACTCTATACTTGTAGAAACTACAGAACGCCAAAGCAGTTGGGCTAACTCAACAGGACAAGGCAAAGTAGTAGTAGAGTTTAGAAATGAAGAGGGTACTTATGTATTCCTACCAGAAAATAACAAAATCATAGACTTTATGCCTAACATGTTAAAGTCAGGACCTTGTTTTGTGGTAGCAAAACGATACTCGTTTGACCAAATGCAAAGTCAATTTCAACACATTACAGGACTTATGGCGAACATGGCAAAGATTAACATACTCGGAACTATTGCTATGGAAGATGCAGTATTTACAGAAACAAACATTGTTGGAGAAATAGAATCAGGTAAATACAGAAAAGGTAGAGGAGCTGTAAACTATTTTGCTCCAGGTTCTTCTGTATCAAAACCAGTTAATAACTTACCATACCAATTATTTCAACAAGTAGATAGATTAGAAAGACACCTTAGACTTGGTGCAGCTTATCCAGTATCTGATGATGGACAATCACCTAACTCATTCGTCACAGGTAGAGGATTAGAAGAACTAGGTCAGTCTGCATCTTTGCATGTCAGAGAATACCAGACTGTACTAAAAGAGGCTATTGAGCAACTTGACTCAAAGCGTTTGGAATATGATGAAGCATTGTTTAGTGCGAAGCGTAAACCAATAGCAGGTATGCACAATGGCACAGCTTTTAAAGAAACATACATACCTAATACTGATATATCGGAAATGTATGAAACAAGAAGAGTGTATGGTGTCATGGCAGGATTTGATGAACCACAAAAGATTATTACAGGACTGCAATTAAAACAACAAGGCATTATTGATACACAGACATTACAAGAAAACATGGATGGATTAGATAACATAACAAAGATACAACAAAGAATACATGCTGAAAAAGCAGAAACTGTTTTGTTTGAATCTCTTATGGCACAAGCTGCACAAGGTGACAATAAAGCTACAATGGCAGCAATAGAAATAAAAAAGAATCCATCACAAATGGATGATATACTAGATAAGTATTATACAGCACAAGGTGAAGAACCAAGTCCAGAAGAACTTGCGTTATTACAACAAGGAGTTCCACAACCACAAGGTATGGGTCTAGGTCAGTCACCAGTTGGTATAGAACAAGTATTAGGAGCTTTGGGACAACAACCACAACCAGAAGGAGCATAATGGAAGAAAATATCATTAATCAGAAATTTTATGACATTATCAATGGTGAAGATTGGGATGAAGTAGAGCTAGAAGATACAATCATTACTACTGATTTAATTTCAGAACAAGATGTACCTATAACTCATTTCATAGTACCTACACCAATACCAGGTGTTTATATAAATATTAAACTAGGATTTAATGTAGATGGAGGAGATGATTTTGCCTAGAGGTAGAAAACCAAGTGCATTGACACAAGAAACTGACATGACAGGCGGTGGAGCTTATGCAGATATTGTTGCACCTACAAGAATGGAAGGCGACCCAACAGGACAAACTGCTGCTATACAAGCGCAAATAGATTCTGCACCTCCAGTTGAACAAGAAGCTGCATTAACAAGTGGACCACCTAATGTAGGTAGAGTTCCACAACCTATGAATCTTTCTGCTCCTACAAGTAAACAATTTGAACCAAACACAGCAGGTATACCTGTAGGTCCTGGTAGTAATGGACCAAGAGTTATACCTACAAACACATTACAAAACTTTTTAATAACAGCAAAAAACCTAACTAACGACCCAATATTTGACGAACTATTAGCCGAAGATATTGTGCCACAACCACAATTAGGGAAAGACCCAGAAGATTACTTTGGTATTTAATGGCAGACTACAGACAAATATTATTTGGTCCACCAGAGTTAGAGTCATATCTAGCTGATAATACAAAAGCAAATTTAAACGAATTAGATTTTTTTAAAAATACAGTCACACCTGAAATAGCACAAAACGCTGCAAACATATCACGAGCTTATCCAAACATGGATGCAAAACTTGTTATGTATGGAGCTATGCTCGGTGTAGAACATGATTCAGATTTAGCTTTACAGTTAGCTGAAAGACAAAACAATGTTGTTATTAAACAAAATCAACAAGCAATTAATTCAGTATCTAAAAGAAAAAGAGCATCACAATTAGGTTTATTAATGTTAGACCTTGGATTTCAACCAATATCAAGAAACTTTAAATCTTCTGTAGTTGCTGCAGATGAAACAGGAACTAACAAATTCCAAGCAGTTGCTGCTAACACATTTATCGGTGGGTTAACAGGTGCTGCTAGTTTTATTCCTGGAGTAGATGGAGATAAAGCAGCAGATAGAGTACGAAGAGCTTTAGTAGGAGATAAGTTTGCTGATGTGTATAAAGAAAGCAAAGATGCTTATGGACCTACAGAGTTTAACTTAGCTTATGATGAAATAAAAGCAGGTAGACCTCTTAACTTAGGACAAGGATATTTCCCTTCTTCAACACCAATAGAAGAAACACAGGGATACAAAGATTTAAAAAGGTCAGGTCTTGCAGACAGAGATGCTTACGCAGAAGCTGAAGAAGTTTATGGTGTACCTATAACAGAACGCTTTGAGCAAAAAGAAAATCAATTTAAAACAGAAACAAGAAAAGCAGGAAAAGTAAACATATCACCAGGTAGAGTAGTTGCAGGTCAATTCTTTACTAAAGATGATTTAGGTTACGCTATTGGTTCTGCTGCTTTAGATGGTGCGTTTAGAGTATTTGGTGACCCAACAAATGCTGCTCTAGGTTATTTATCTGGTGCAAAATTAGGACTTAGAAGTCTAGTTGATGATGGTATGCAACAAGCATTTAAGACTGCAAAAGTTGGAGATGATATAAAAAACATTCCCCTAATAAATCAATTTGTTAAAACAATTAAGGGTGGAACTATGCAACTATCAGATGGTACAACAAAAGTAATATCACCTAAAGAAGCTAGAAAATTAATGTTTGGTCGTACTGCAACACAAGTACTAAATACTAAAAGAGGCGATAAATTATTAGATGCTTTTGTTGCTAATGCAGACTTAGCTACATTAATGGATATGCCTGGTTTAAATAAAGCACCTGTAGAACTACTTAGGTTGTTAACTGTTATTGATGACAAAAACTTTATGAAAACAGTTTTAAATTCCATAATGCAAAATGGAAACTTAGCAGGTGTTGATGACGCTATGAGATTGCGTTATGGACTTAATGATGATGTTGTAAGAGCTATATCAGAAGGTAATCAGTTAAAGTTACCAATACAACCAAATCTATTAGGAGAAGGTTCTAATCTTATAGCTAAAAAACTATTAGGTAAAGATACTGATGTCGGTGGCGCTAGAAAACTTATGGAACAAGCTAACAAAGTAAAAGCTGTTTTTAATCCGACAGCAGCTGACAATTTGTTTACAGGAATAATTGGAGTAGGTGGAGATTTACGCTCATCTATTCCGAGAAGAATGAGTAGATTTTTTGATTTAGCACCAGGTAAACAATTATCAGGTAAAAACATTGGTGAAAGTGCTAGAAACTTAGATGGCATTATGAAGTCTGCAAGGTTCAATAATGATTCTAGAAATAAATATATGGAACAAATTTTAGATACTGATAATCCACAAGACATGTTAGCAACAGTTAAAGAAGTTTATACAGAAGTTGGAGAAAAGATTGTAGAGCGTAATCCAGACTTAGTAGATTTTAAAGATGAGATAAAAGAATCTATGGAATTTTTAGCTAATGAATCTGATTTAAAAAGATACATGACTACAGAAGAAAGCGGAAAACAATTAGCTTACCCAGGAGTAAAGTTTAAAGTAAGAACAAAAACTAAAACAAAAACTGGTAAAGATGAAACAGTATTTGAAGCTGTACCAACTGCACAAATGGTTTCAGAGTATGTTGATAACTACATAACTCTTATTGATTACGCAGAACTAGAAAGATTTTTTCCTATATGGAGAAATGTTGTTGGAACTAAAAAATCTAACCTAAGAAAATTTATTGATGAACCTACTGAAAAAGTTACTAATAGATTTATTAAAAGAATGGGTGGTAGAAAACTTAAAACTGACCCAAGAACTGGTAGAGCTACACCTGGTGGACAAACAACACTAGGAGCTATGTATGAAGATTATCTATTGCAAAAAGTTCTTAAACCTGTATGGATGCTTAGACCTGCACTTGTAACTCGTGTTATTCCAGAAGAAATGTTGCGTATTATATTTAGTGGTTCTCGTGTAGGACTTAATCACCCACTTTCTTACTATGCAGTCAAAATGGCTAAAGGAACAACACTAGAAATGCAAAATGCTTATGGTGATGTTTTATGGGGAACAAGAATTAAAAAAAGAGAAATGGCTATGATGGAGGAAATCCTTGGTCCAGAGTTTGTCAAAGCTGCACAAATGGAATACCCACAAGTAGAACGATTACTTAAACACATGAAGATAGGTGTTAACGAATATGGTATGGCATCTGATGATTATGTGTCTTGGGTTTTAAATGGTGGTGATGGTAGAGATTTTATATTTAGAGAGTTAAATATTGAACCTGTAAAATCATTAAAAATATATAAAGGTGCTATAAAAGAAAAAGCTAATGATGGTCGGTCTATTGGTAAAGTAATATCAGACAATCCTAATGGCGGTTCTATAAACCTACAAACAGGAGAAGTTAATCCTGCACAGTTTGGTGCTGTAAGTCCATATAAGAATTTAGGAGATTCGTTTAATGTAGAAGAAATGGCAGTAACTTTAGATAAACCTATTGGTACTCCTGTAGAAGAACTTATAGAGCCATTGTTAATAAATTATTTAGTAGACTCTCCACAAGCACCACTAAGACAAAAATATCTAAGAAAAGAAAATCATGTATTAGGTTGGTGGTTAGACAAAACAGATAACAGAGTTTACATAGATGTATCAGTCACAATACCACCGCTTAAAGATACCTCTACAAAGTCTATAGAAAAAGCTCTTGTTGGTTTAGCAACATTAGGAATCAAAGGTAAACAACTTAGTGCTTTTATACCAGATGAAACAAGAAATGCTGTATGGCTTAAAAACTTCTTAGATTCTACAGAATTGTCAAGATGGAACCAGGCTATAGACACAGGTGATAACCTTATGTGGTTTGTAAACAAAGAATCACCTAATAAAGAATTATTAAGAGATGCTGCTACTAATGACATTGTTGTTAGAAAACAAATTATGGAAGCATTATTTGATACAAACTTTGATGTAGCAAAAGTTATAAAAAGAACAAAACGAGGTGTAGCTAATGTTGCTCCTGATGGTAGTTGGTTGCCTTTACAAGAAGATTATTTACAAGCTATGTCAAGAAAAGCTATGTCACAATTCTTTGAACCAGTAAACAACACAGCACTAGATGGTGCTTTTGTTAGTTATGACAAAATTGTTAATGGAGCTATAGACCAAGATTATATAAGAAACTGGATACATCAAACAATACTCTTAGCTAAAAACCCTATTACACAAAGATTATTAAATGATGGCATAGACAGCACAATTGAGTGGTTGCTTAAATCTTATGATGGTAAACAAGTGATGACTAAGTTAGTTAAAGAAGCTGACTTACGAGGTAGACAAGCTAAAGAGGAATTAGCAAACCCTGTTGCTTTGCGTAATAACTTAGAAGCACTTGGTTATAGAATATCAAGACATATCGGTGGTGAATACAAAATCAAAGACCCATTGACTGGAACAATGCGTACAGAAGATTGGGCTACAGAAATAAGATTTAGAGATGGAGTTAAGGTTTACCCATTGTACGAATATGGCGTAGATAGTGCATCATCTTCAGCATTGAACTTTCTTAAAAATGGTGGATTTGCAGATGGCACTGATTGGTTAGAGAGTTGGATATTAGCTACACAAGGTTCTGGTATTAAAAGTATTAAAGGACAGACATCAAAATACTATAACGATATATGGAAAATATTTAAAAAAGATGTCAACATATTCCCTGACAGAGTTAATGGTGCATTTAATAGTTTAAATAACAAATTTGATGCAGATAGACTAGGTAGAAAATATGATGATATATTAGAAAAACTATACAATGTATTTTTAACTGGACCATCTGATATTGCTAATCGTGACCCATTGTACAGGTGGAGCATATATGAACATGGCATGGAAGCTATACCGACTATGACAGAAGATTTAGCTATGGATTTTCTAAAAGGTGCTGAACAATCTTTACGAGGTAGTAAGTTTGGCGAAAATATATTACAAGAAATTGTTGATAAAATTTCTTCACAAAGAGAAGTTGGTTTTTTAGATGAAATACAAGATATGGATATATTAATGAACATACTTGGAAAAAAAGCAGGAGCAACTGTTGTAGATTTATTATACAGTACAAAATCAAGACATCAGTTCTCTGATGCTTTATCTTCTTATGTTCCATTTCCAGAAATAGGTGCAGAGGTTTACAAGTCTTGGGGTACTTTGTTAGGTTCAGGACCACAAAAATTTAATAAAACTAGGATTGCTTTTGACGCAGGAGATGAAGGCAAACCCTGGGATGCAGAGATGGGCTTTTTCTTTAAAGACCCAGTAACTGGTAAGCGTATGTTTACTTATCCTGACCCATTCAATGTAATACAAAAGAATTTCTTTGGAGAAGATTTAAGACAACAAGGTGTAAGAGTAAGACCTGCAGGATTTTTGTCTGCACTTAACTTAGTTACAGCTAATGGTTTCTTACCTGGCGTTGGTTCAAGGGAAGTCTGGGGATTAGAGTTTTTAGACAACATAGGTAATGGTTTACCTAAAGTACTAGAAGAAACTATATTGGGTGATTACCGAATGAACCCATCTGCCGCTGAACTTGTTTTTGAGTTTATACCATCTGCTATACAAAAAGTAATGACTGCAGAATACTTTACTAACAACTCAGATGAAACACAAGATGCAAGATACGCTAGTTCTGTTATAGATACATTAGGTATTTTGTACGCTAAAGGTATTATTGACCCTACTGACTCAGGTTTAGCAGCACAAAATTTAGAAAATTATAAAGATGCAGCAAACAATCAATGGTTAATTAGAGGTGCAGTACAAGCAACTTTACCTACAGGATTACAACCAAGAATGGAATTACAGGATAAAGATGGTCAATGGTGGTTTGTACAATCATTAGTTAAAGAGTATCGAAGAATGTTAGAGATTAATGATTACGATTACACTACAACACAGTCAGAGTTTGTTGATAGATTCGGAATTAATCCTATACCATTAATTCAACAAAAAAGAAAACCTAATGTAAAAACTCCCTATACAGAAAGTGCTGTCCAGTTTTGGTCTAAACAAGAAAACAGAGAACTTATGCAAAGAAAACCAAGAACTGCTTACTACATACGACCAGACACTATTGATGATGACTGGGTATGGTCTGGTGATTTTGATGCGTTAAGAGATTACTACACAGAATCAGAGTGGGACTTGTTAGTTAGACAAACTATGTTAGAAAGAGAACTACAAAACAAAAAAGATGAACTTAATGAAATAGCCGACAAAGATAACACAAAAGGTAGAAAATGGGTTAATGGTAATTACGCATTATTTAGAAGGCAAAAAGAAGATGAGTATGGCATAAAAGGTTTTGCTTCTCTAGGTATAGGTGAAATAAAAGCTGACCCATCATTAGATATTATGGAGCTAGAAACTTGGAAAGACGAACCACAGTTATCTAATAGTCCAGAATACACACCTCTAGAAAAATATTTAAACAAAAGAAATCAAATAGAAGATGCTATGACTTA